ATCATTATTTTCAACAAAAGTATACTTTATATTAATATCATGTATTTTTTTAATTTTATCGGTTTTCAGTAATACATCTGCAAGTTGCTTAGAGCCATCATTTTTTATATCATCAAAAATTATTCTAGTAACTAATCCGATATATTCATAATTGTTATTGGTAAGCATATTTAAAAATTCAAAAATCTTTTCCATTCTTTTAAATATATATGATGCACAAGCTTTCCAATCACGTTCAAAACCATCATTGTAAAAAATTTCAAAGGTAGTTGCGATTGGTGAAATATTAAGTTGTGCATGTTCATTCAAAGTTTTGATAAGAATTCTTGGAATTTCATCCGGCGCTTCATCTGGAACAGGTAAAACTGTAGCTTCATTAAAAAATTCTTTTAATATATTCTCGTTATTATAATACGCTTTTTTTATTCCTTCTATTCTTTTATACATAATCGTAATTGACGTACCTTGTATTAACATTTACATTCCTCCAAACTATCATACTTTTCTTAGATAATTATTATATATTATATTATTTTTTTTGTAAATACATTATTAAAAATTTCTCATATTTACACCAAAAAAAATAACGCACTATAAAATCTTCAATCACATCTTCCTTGTTCGGCAACACGTCATTGAGTAAGTTGTAAAATCATTGACGCACACACACTTACGTGGTACAATAAATTAAGTCGTTAATTTAAGAGGTGGTTATATGTTAAATTTAAAAGCCATACGGCTACAAAAAGGTTATAGCATTCCAAAGTTTTCAGAATTGACAGGCATACATCGCCGAACAATCGAAGATATTGAAAAACGTGGTGACTGCAAAATTTCAATAGCATACAAATTTGCACAGACATTAGGTGTAACTTTGGATGAACTGTATGACGAAAAGACACCGGAGGATTAACCTCTGGTGTCTTTTATATTTTTTATCCTATATTATCATATATACCACATCTGTACTCTCTGCAGATTGCACGTAAATCCTTATAGGATAGCCCTAATCTGCCCTGTTCATCACCCTGTATTGCTCCGCAATCCATAGCCGCTTGAACTGCCTTTCTTGCCCAATCGGGCATATTTTCATCTATATAATCATACACCATTGTAGTTTGAACTACATTCACCAACTGTTGGTTGATGTTTTTTAAATCGGCAATTTCCGCCGACTGTTTTTCAATTAATGATTTTAGTTCATTATACTGTTCCATTGTCAGTCCCTCCTCGTTTCGTAAAACCTCTTTTACTTTTTCTTTGAATGCAATCCATCCTGAATTGTTTTCGGTCGCCCACTGTGCCGGACACTGTTTGTCCCACACGTCATAGTGGCGCAAAACAAATATATCAACTGTATCTGCCGTAATGCCTATGTATTTACACAATTCAGCACATAAATAGGCGGTATTGTTAATTGTTTTTTCTGACACAATAGAATTACCACTACAACACATTTCAATGGATATGCTGTTTATGTTGCGACATTCGGCATGTTTATATACCTTTGTGCCGCCCACCGCCCATGCGGCATTATTCAATGCGACTGATTGATAACAACTATTTTCATCAACAAAATAATGTGCTGACGCACTTCGTGAACCATTATGAAAATATGTTGCATTTGCTTTCGCAGTATCCTTTGTATTTCCTGTGTAATGAATCACAATGAATTTCACTACACGGCTACTGTATGTGTAATAGTTTGCCGATGATGACTGTATTGACGTATCAATGTCAATACCCTTGAACTGTTTGATTGGGAAACCATCATTTATTGTCCTCATTCTTATCCCCCTCATCTGTCATATCATCAAGCTTTTTACTTGCCACTTCCAAGCCTTTTGTTAAAAACTTCGGAACATCTACGCCTATTTCTATCAGATTTTCAATTATTGAACGTATTTCATTGATTATAAATGTAGCCAATACAAACCAACCTATAAATGCGGATATTCCTAAATCAATACCAATAATATTGCCTATATCTTTGAAAGTGTATGACATGAAAAAGGCTATAAATATTACAATCCAATAACCTAATTTCTTTATAACCCCTTTTGCACCTTTATTGCTATTTTCTGTGTTGGAATATTTCGCCTTTTCAACTCCGGTGAAGAAGTCAACCACATTCAGCACCATAAAAGCCGCAAATATGTACCAGTATGCTCCAAACGCAGACGTTAAAAACGTCAACACTGTCGCCCATAACAAATTAATCTTAACAAAAATCTTATCCATAAATTAACCCTCCATCATTTGCATTAATTCTTTGTATTCATCATCAGTAATACGTTCTGCAAGAAGAAACACGTCAAGTTTATCCTTCATCGAATTCTTATCGTATCTACCGCTTGCAATTATTTTTTTACAATATCCGTATGTCATGATAAATCCCTCCTATATTCCCAATTCTAATTTTGATAATCTGTAATCGGTATCAATTTTGAAATCATCCGTAGCCTCCGGCAAGGAAGCCTTGTAAGCCTCGATACTGCCGTAATTTACTATTTCAAGGATTTCTTTGTTCTCGTCGCTTGTACGAAGTTTAATCCCCTCCGCCCAAGCATAATTTGAAACATCAATAATTGTCTTTGATATTTTTTCAAGTAGCTGATGTTTTGGAATGACGTTGTTCTCAAGTTCATATGCCGCTTCTTCGTTTAAGTAGTAGTCAACATCAGTATAACTATCCTTTTTTAAAGAATCGTAGTGCCTAACAACAATGCAATACTTGTTAATGCCGATTGACCTGTCTTCCGTAACATAAAATAATCGTATATCCATACTATACCTCTCTTTAATAATTTACACTTAAATTATACGCGTTGTTTTGAGTGACTGTATTTCGTACAGCCAGCGTTCCTTTATAGTTATTGCACAGAACATTCAAGCTTCCTTTTGAAGCAGCGTCAATATACCACGTTCCGCTTGCTCCGCCATGAAAGAAATTACCGGTAATACTTGCAGAGCATGGATTATATAAGTAGCACGCAACGGAATTTGACTGATACTCGTTCAATTTCAAAAATTTATTACCGGTTATCGTTGCACAGCGCAAATATACATAATACGCACAATACACAGTATTTGCATTAAATACTCCGCCTACTTCTGTAATGCTTGTATTGTAGTGATATATCCTCGAATTGCTTGAGTGTAAATAAATCACATTACCCGTAATATTTATAGCTCCCGAATTAACTATGCTGCTTTTTCCGCTACAATGTATAATACTATTTGATATATATCCCGTCATTGCTAAATATGCAAAATTCAACTCGAAAGAAGTGCTGTTACTATTATTGAACAAATTAATTTCACTATCATCCACTTTAAGTACTCCGCAATTAATTCCGGAAAAACAATTTGATGATGTACTTAATGTTTTTATAGTCATAGTGCTTCCTCTTAGTACAAAGCACCCTTGTTGCAATTCTCCTGACGAACCCCCTCCGGGGTCTTCTCCTGTATATTGTGTATTTAAATCCGCAAACACACCCACATTAGAGGTTGAATTTCTGACAGAAATATAACAATTCTCAAAAGTTAAATTATCTCCACTGTCAAAGTATGGGCCTTCATTTAATCCATCGCAGGTTAAATACAAATCTTTAAAGCAAAGACTATCAAAATTCTTCATAAAACATTGTAGGTCTTTTGTTTGTATCCATGTAGAAAAAGGGCCTTCCCCTTTAAATGTAAAAATATCTTTTGTTATGGACTGACCTATGCTTATGGTAGAATTAATATTATATACTCCCGTCTTAACAAGGATTGTTCCTCCATATCGCCACATCATAGAACCCTCTTTCGGCGGATTTCTGCTCAAAATAGTTTTTATGCGTCTAATTGCTTTATTAAAACATTCAGCGTCATTCGTTCCGTCGCATCTGAAGTCGCAAAAGCCCTGTGTTTTAGTAGTGCCTATAACCACGGTGGCAGACTGTGCACCGGTAATAAAACGCATATCGGATGCAATCGCAACCCAATAACTACCGTCATACACTAACTCCACAGTCTCACCTGCAAGCCATGAAAAATAATCTTTAACAAAAATATTATCCGTGCCACAATGCACGACAATATTTTTTGCGCCTGTTGAATTGACATTTAATGTAGCTGCCGTTGAAGAAGTATGCTCATAAGTAAACTTTACAAGCACCCTTACTCCTGTCGTCAATTTAAAATTGCTTATAGACACCGTTTTCACGGCGGTGTTTCCCGATGTTGAGCATACCGCATATGACGGCGGTTTCCAAACAGGAGCACCGCTGCCGTTGCTAACCATTTCATAACCCGAAGTTCCGGCTGATGTTGGTGCATACCACGACTTACTCGCCGACGATGCACCGTTATAGCTTGATGATGAACCGTTCATTGTCAGTGTCAATGAATTAGGATTTTGCATTGATGTAGGCTTGTTTGATAGGTCAGTATATGAACCTGTAAACGCCACTGTTTTTAGGTCAGTGAAAAACTTTTTTATTTTGCCGAACAATGTACTCAGCGTTTCACCGGAAGTTATATTAACTCGTGTGCTTGCCTCTGTAAATGTCGGTTGTTGCAAATTCTTATCCGCCTCTGTTCTTGCGGTTTCTTCATTTGACAGTTTTGACTGAATTTCAGTAATGCACTTACTTACCAAACTCCAAAACCAATTAAAAACATTTGCCGACGGTTTATATCCGGCTTTAAATCCGTCGTTTTTTAGACTGTCACTCGGTTCTGTACCGCTATTCTTCCACTCGGGCAATTTATTATTAAAATTCATACAATTCCCTCCTTAAATATTTCCCAAATATCCGCCATGACCATTGCCATCGGCAAATCCGACTCCGATATTATATTCATTTTCACTTTCAGCAAATTCAAATGTCCCTGTATATTCATACGAATATGTTACAGACAGATGAGCGGGTTTCAGATCCTCGATAATATTCTTAATCACACTTTCAGGCACATTCGGTTGATGAAAAATCACCGTAAAGCTATAATTCGGAATATCTTCGGAAATATCCGCCAAAATGCTGTAACTCTCAATCACCGCTTTCAGATTTGCCCTTGTCGAAGTCTGTGTTCCGCGCAGTCTTGTTTTGATAAGACTTTTTCTCACTTCAATGGTATCGGCAATTTCTGATATACCCAAACTTTTTTCATATTCTCTTACGGCATCTTCATCGGCACTGTCAATAAATCTGTTTTTCATAAACATTTCTATCAACTCATACAAACGTTCAAATTCCGCATTGACGGGTGTATTTAATGCTTTTATATACCGTGACTTTTTATAGTACGACGGTAAATTCTGTCCTACATCAGCCAACGGCAACACCCCCAAGAACAGCAATTTCAGTTTCGGATATTGCGATATTTTCTGTTTTTGAATTGATTTTCAAATTTGAATAATCATCAACACCGTCTGTATTCAATATGGTTTGACCTATTTTTGCATATGACACATATCCGTTTGCAAAAGACACATCACGCAAATAACTTCTGATATTCGATTTAATACTTTCAATCGTGCTTTCGTCCACATCTGCCGAAAACGTAACATTTATACTTACTGCCGTTGCAGTGGTAACGGTCACATCTGCACCTATCGGGCATTGTTCATCTATATAACTCTGTACCTTATTTATAAGCTCACTTCCGGCAAGTTGTTTTTCACTGTCAACGATTATCACTTTAACCGTTCCTGCTCCGTTCCACAACGGCAAGCATTTTGCGTCACCCACTCCGTCAACTGATTTTGCCCAAGAGATATACTGCCACTTATTTCCGCTTGTTATAGGATGCGAAACATATTCGGTAAAACGCTTTCGCAGTTCAACATCACTTTCTTTGTCACTGCCTCCTGTGGTTGAAATTTCATTTGTTACGGATATAAGTCCTTGAATCGTAACCGGAAATCTGTTTATTTTCCCTTTTTCAACATTGCCTTTTACTCCGGCGCTGTCACACACAATTCGTACCGTTACACTTCCGTCGTTTGGTATAATCGCATTTTCGGTTATATTAAATATAACATTACCTGCCGCCACCTTTTCACCGACAGACACTTTTGCTCCGACGTTACCGCTTACAGTCACACAGCCTGTTGCATAGCTTGCCTCTTTGCGTTCCAATCCAAACTCACCTACACGCATATCAAGATACTTACCCGTAGCGGTTGACGCATAAAAATAGGAGTCAAGAGATGATATAATATCATAAACATTCTCAAACTCCGTTGCCGTTGATTTTTCTATATCGTATGTATAAGTTCCCGATGACGTATCATATCTTGACGGTATCTGCAAAAGCATACGTTCAAGTATTGTATCAATAGTTTCAGCCATTATATCGCCCCCTTAACGTCATTTATATCGCCGTACACGCTGTTTACGGTAAAAGATACTGTAAGCAGTGAGCCGTCTACTTCCATATTAAAGTTATCAATACTCACTATATCTTCATTTGCGGTAAGCATTTCGGTTATCTCGCGCTTGACTTCCGAACGGATGTAGTCACGATTGTAATTCTTTCCGACAAAAGTATCTTCTATATTTATACCGTATCCTGTACCGTTATAAATTTTATATCTGCCCTTTTGCGTATTGAGTATTTTTTGCACCCAATTTTTTATACGTTCCCTGCCGACCGTCATTTTCGGACGACCGTTTATAATAATAAAATCGCCCTTTTGAAAATCGAATGCAGGTTCTGTTTTTGTGTAATCAGCCATTCTCCGTCACCCCCAACACCAAATATCTGTTATTGCCTCTGTACGGAATCATTGCAACTTCTCTGCCTTTATAAACATATCGTCCGTCAATATCCTGTTTGTATAAATCAATAAGACTTTTTATATGGTCCTTAGTCAGAATTATTTTAGAGGTGAATTGTATTTTAAGGTTCGGTAACTCAATTATTTTACCGAATACGACAAAATCACTCGTTGCGTTTTCACGGTCCTTAAACATCTTTGCAAGTGTTTCGACTCCGTTTTTCATACTAATCTCTCCATATCAATTTTATTGTAGTGAACACCGTTTTTTATACTGTGCTGACTGCTTGTAATCACATATTTAACACCGTCTTTTTCTATCGTACTTCCGGCTCGTGTATAGCTTGTCAGCTCCTCGATTATTTCACCGGAATACGTTTCATCTTCCTTATTCAGCTCGCCAAGATTTTTCTTTGCCAAGTCCGATGCATTATTTCCGTCATTCATTTTTACCACTTCTTGTAGAAAGCCGTAT